TCTCTCTCTCTCTCTCTCTCACGATGTGATGCAAGACAAGGCCCGGAGCAATCCACGTGATTGTTTCGGGCCTTGTCGTACCGGAGGATAACAATGATTGACGACGCGAATCCTTATGTGGAATCTAATTTTTCTTGGGCGGAATGGACGCCAAACACGACATTAAAACTCTGCCGCGTGCCGTGGGATGCTTCATATCGTGATATTGTGCGGTTTGTTTCACGTGAAACGCAGCGGGAATGGTTCGACAAACTGGACGGCGTGGAATGCCGTCCGGCCACCATGCATATTTTCAACGCGCCCGCCCGCGTCGAACTGCCGTTTAACGAGGCGTCGAACTGGAACTATCTTGTCGCCTATAACGATTATCCCGGTTTGGAGGGGCCACGCGCATGGTATTACTTCATCCAGCGCGTCGAATACGTCAACGCCCATTGCACGCAATTGGTTTTGATGTTGGACGTGTGGCAGAGTTTCCAGCATGACGTCACATTCGGCAGCTGCTATGTGACGCGCGGACATATCGGCGTCGCCAACGAACACCAGTGGAACGATTACGGACGCACGTATCTCGCTTTGCCGGAAGGTTTGGACACAGGCAGCGAGATGGTCACGACATCGCAGGAATACCAGAGCATCATCGAAGGCCAGCACTATGACATAGACGGTGGTGGGGTCGATTGGGTAGACTACGGTTTGATTGTGGTCAGTACCACGAATCTCACCGACGACCCCGGCAGCACTTCCGAACCAAAGCTCACCACCGCAACCGGGGCCATCTTCGAGCAGGAGACGGACGGCTGTTCCGTCTATTATTGCGAGAACCGAATGGCGTATGTCGCCAACATCATGGCTCTTGGCACGCTGTTTCCTTGGGTGACGCAAGGTATTTGCGCCGTCTACATGGTGCCGAAGATTCCACAGGATTACGTGAGCCGATATGGACATAGGGTTACGGAGATTTACGGACAGGCGGTGTCCGAGGAATATGGCAACATTTATTCTTTTAATTCTTCTCTCGATTCGGATTTACGCTACGAAGATGTTATGTCCGTTGCGAACTTTCGTAATAAATTCAACATCCCCGCCCGATACCGGAATCTGCGCAAGCTCTATTGCTATCCGTTCTGCGTTATCGAATGTAGCTGTCTGAACGGTACGGTCATTACTTACCGGCCTGAAGACATCCAATCCGACACGCTCACCGTCCGCGAAACCTACACTTACGCGCCGTCCGGCGCAAGAATCAATTTCTACATCCCCGGATACAATGAGGCCGGAGCGAGTACTACGGTCCCGCTGCGCATTAACGGCAAAGACATGGGCCTGCCCATCGACGGCGGAGAAATGCTTAACGCAAGTTTCGGTATCACCAACCTGCCCCACTTTTCCGTCGTCAATAATGGCGGCGCACTGGCAATGGCAAACAGTGCATACACCCGCGCCTACGCGCAGGAATCAGCCCAATGGACTAGAGAAAAAGCTTTGACTTCAGCAAACGTGGCCAACTCCAATGCCGCATTGCAGCGCGAATACGCCACACGGCAAACCAATTGGGCAAACGAAAACAGGACGGCAACCAATGCCATCACAGCAAACTCGCTGAACCAGTCTCTCGCCATCGGGCAGAATCAAACCAGTCAAATGGCTAATCTCCAAGTGGAACAGAACATTAAGAGCAACAATCTCAACGGCATGGCCGGTATTATCGGTGGGGGATTGAACGCCATTGCGTCACGCAGTCCATTGGGTGCGGTGAACGCGGTTGGCGGTGCGTTCCTCGGTTCCGCACATACGGACATCGCCAATTACGGCATCAATTCGTCTGCCGCTGTCTCCAATTCCACGGCGGCGGCGAGTACGGCCAATCAGCTTGCCACCAATGCGGCAGCCACGTCACAGGCCAACGCATACGCAAGCGGTGCAACCGGATTGAGCAACCAGCTCAGCGCCATCACCTCGCAAGCCAATTACGGACTGGCCGACTATGCGGCTCAAGGTGACTACCAGAACGCCATTGCCGGAATCAACGCTCAAGTGCAGCAAATGCAACTGACTCCCCCGACCACTTCAGGAGCGCTCGGCGGCGACATGTTCAATCTGAGCAATGGAATCATGGGCGTGCTAGTGAGATTCAAAACGTGTGCGCCAAGCGCGTTGAGGGCGGCAGGCGAATACATGCTACGCTATGGATATTTTGTCCAACGATTCGTCACTCCGCCTGCTTCGCTGGAATGCATGGAGAAATTCACGTTCTGGCAGATGCAGGAAGCCTATGTGCGAGGAACGTTGCCGGAAGAATACCGATTGACTATCAAGGGCATGTTCGAGCGTGGCGTGACGGTTTGGAACAAGCCTGAGTATATCGGTGTGACCGATTGGGCCGACAATGAGCCACTTCCGGGCATTGGTTACGAGTGATATAATGGCAATATGAGTAGGTCTAAAAAAAAGAGTCGAGTTGGCGGCGCGTTGCATCCACGCGGCAATTACGCGAAAGCACGCGCTGCCACGCTTGATGACATGTATCTTCATTTGCTGATGGAACTGGCGTTGAACCGCTTCAGCTGGCGCGGACTGCCGCCCACTGTAGATGAGCGTTGGTTGGAAATATGTCTGTGCGAGTACGGTTGCGCGTTGTTTTTCGAGGACAAGCGTATCGGCAGGTTTCTTGTGACTCAGGCGGGTTATCAAGGCAGATTGAATGTGTATAATAATCCGACATGTTTCGAGCCGGTAGGCGTCAACTACCATTATAGGCAGCTTAAAGCAGGTTCGGAATGCATTCCGATATGGGACAATCGAATGCGCGTCGGATTCAAGCCGACGTTATGGCAGTACGCGCGGCGTCTCGCCGATATCGACAAGGCGTATGACGTTAATTTGGAGAGTCTGAAATTACCGACCATCATCACAGCCGACCCCCGCACAAAACTCACCGTGCAGAACATGCTTCAGCAACGGCAGGACGGTCAGGATTATATCATCGGATACGACTCGCTTGACCCCGGTAGCATGTTCCAACCGTGGCCCAACACGACACCTTATCTGTTGGACAAGTTCGTCCAGCAAAAAGCGCAGGTGACTAACGAGGTGCTGGGATATCTCGGCATCCAATCGTCTGGCACAGAGAAGAAAGAACGGCTTATTTCGGATGAAGTGGCGCAAGCCAACGAGAAAGTAGACGTGTTCCGCCTGAGCTTCCTCAAGGCGCGGCAGGCTGCGGCAACTGAGATTAACCGATTGTGGCCGCAATTGAACGTGTGGGTCGAGTATGCGGACGCGCAAAGCTCCGGCGTACCAAACGCGCTCGATTCGAGCGCAAGCGGCACGACGGACATTGATATGCCCGCATCATATGACGCGGGTATCGGAGGTGTATTGTGACACAGGATTTTAGCGCCTATGCGATGGCGACGCCGGGAGAATACACCGAAACCCTCGGCAATCTTATTGCGTTCGGCTATGATACCGACGACAAGCTGCACCTTAGCGCCGACTATTACCCGATTTACAACGAATCTCACCGCGCAGAGTTGAACGAGAAAATCGTCCGCCATTACGCATTAAGGGAAATCGGTCAGGAAACCGCCCAACAGTTCATTTTCTACTTGGGAATGACTATGGCGGAAATCATGCCATATTTTAATGAACGCTATCGGACGTTGGACATGGAATATAACCCGTTGGATTCTATGGATATGACGACGGACAGCGAGAGCGGCAGCGAATCCCAGTCGTCCGGCAAAGCGTCCAGTACGCAGGATTCGACCAGTTCCAGCACGTCCAAGTCGGATAATTCCAGTACCACCACGTCCAAGAGTTTCGATAGTGACGTGCCGCAAACCGGCGTTGTGGGCGACTTCGCCCGCTACGCCTCACATGCGAACGAATCGCAGGCGGACAGCTCCGGCACCGCGTCCAGTTCGCAGGATTCAACCAGCCACACCACGGCGCAAAGCGCAACCGACTACCAGCATGATTCGAGCAATTCCAAGGGCAAGAGCCATGTGAGCGGGCGTAGTCAGAGCGCCATGAGCTTGATTCAAGAGTACCGGCAGGCGATTATCAATGTGGACATGGAAGTCGTGCGGAGCCTTGAACCGTGTTTCATGCAGATATGGGGCTCTTATGATACAATTTTCGGTAACTGCCATAATTATGGAGAATGAGAGCAATCATGGTCACTGTTAACGCTTTAATTCCACGGCAACGCTTATTTGACGGGGTGCCTACATCCATTCCGTTCACCTATCGAGATGGGTTGACAACCTTACAGTTGATTGAATGCTTGCGCCACAATCTCGATATCACCCAGCGCGACTTAAGCAAAGTCGAAGAGGCCACAGCCGACCTAGCGGTATCCGTGGACAAGGCTTTCGCGGATACCATTGCACAGCTCAATCAGGACATGGCCGCATTGCGTGCGGAATTGCTGGCACTGATTCGTGAAATGGAGCAGCAGGGCGTGGCGACCTCCCCAGTGTACGGTACCACGCAGCCGCTCGGGGACGTACTTGGCGGCATGTACGATAATTCGCGCAACCACGGATTATTCTGGGGAGACTACGACGCCATGCAGTTGACCGCTCAGGAGTACGACGGGCTTACGCTCGGCGCACGCGAATATGATTTACGCGCCACCGCTGTGGACAATTGTGTTCCCGGCGATTTTCCGGGCCGCTCACAATTCCCCTACGGTAAGAGCATGCCCGAGAATCCACCCGCCGACATGTCGTTTATCACGCAGACGGAAGCCGACGCACGATATGTCGAACGCAATCCAACCGCAGACAATTTCGACAAGAAAGGATAACTACTATGACTGCGACCAACAAGACGGCGAATTACGAACTCAGCCAGTTCGTCGGCACTGACCGCCCCACGTGGCTCGGAGATTACAACAGCGATATGTCGAAAATCGATACGCAGCTGAAGCAGAACGCGGACGACATCGCATCTGCCACTGCGGGCGGGCTTACGTCGGTGTCGCACACCGCCGACCTCACCGGCAACGGTACGTCCGGTTCACCGCTGGGCGTGGCGAGCACCATCGCCAAGAAAACCGATATCCCGGACGTGAGCGGATTCGCCACCACCTCCGCACTCACCTCGGGGCTTGCGGGTAAGGTCGATAAAACCGCTTCGCAGCCCGGCACGCTCGGATTGACGGCGACCGAACTTGATTCGATGTACAAGGACGCGAACGGCATCGTTCGCGTTGGTAACGCTGAAGCCTAAAAAAAGAGGAGAATAACAATGTCTACCACACAGCATACCGGACACTACAATCTGCCGACGTTTGGCGACAATCCGAATGACCGGCCGTCGTGGCGTGGCGATTTCACCGACGCGATGACGAAAATCGACAATCAAATGTACGCCAACGCCACCAATATCACCACGGCGACCGCAGCGGCGAACAACGCGAAGACGGCGGCGGATGAAGCGAAAGAGGCGGCGAGCGGCGCACAGTCCGCCCTTGATAGTTTCGAAACCACCACCAATGCAAGTATCGCCGCACTGCAAAGCAAGGCCACGCAAACAGACAGCGCCATTGCGGGGATTGATGCCAATCTAACAGCCCTCGGCGTGAATAGCACGTCAGAGGCAACCCGGTCTAAAGTCAAATGGGATAAAGCAAGCTCGGACGCCGCCGCAAACAAGACGGCATTAACGGCCCTCGATGCCGACACGGCCGCTAAGGCCGCTGACCTCAAAAACACGATAGACGGCCACGCTACGGATATTGCTGGAATTAAGACGGATTACGCGACGAAGCAGTATGTCAATAGCACGTTTTTGAAGCACGCAAACGTTGCGGTGGCGAAGGCCAACAACATGCAGTTTACCGTCGCCGCGAACGCTTCGACACCGAAGACAATCACGTTCGACGAACATGACACCACCACGTCATTTGATGATGAAGACGGTGTAATCACCTTATCCACCGACCGCAAAAGCATGACCGTCTCAAAAGATGGCGTTTATCTTGTTTCGTCGGACATGCGTGTCGGGTCGATAACCTTTACGGACGATGACTCGTATCGAGGTGTCGAATTGCTCGTCTACGTAAACAACTCTATTGTGGCGACGGCTCCGGCATCAATGGTGGTAGGAGCAAACGGCGCGATTCGTGGCGCACAGTACGCGGCGTTTCCGTGCCGTCCCTACAAGTTGACGTCGGGGGACAAGGTTGCGTTGAAAATCAGGTCGAACGACACAACTAAGGAAATCTCCGGCACTATCAACTATGCTGTGTTGAGCGTGTTCCGTATCTCCAAATGACAGTCTATCAACAATAGCCATGCCGCTATAATGGTGGCATGGCTATTACTTTTGACGATTGGATTAGATAGACTCAAGGCCGGTATTGGGATATGGACGGCGCACCATTACATTAGGGCGTGAGGCATAGCCCATAACATATACCCCACGGTTCCGCGCCGTGGGGTATACTATTATCATGGATAATACAGCACTATACGCGATGTATGTTATCGGCACGGTGGAAAGCAATTGCGATTGGGGCGCGTGCAACTACGTTGACGCCATCACTGTGGGCATGATGCAGTGGTACGGCACTCGCGCCCGCAATCTCTTGGAACGAGGGCGCACCGCCGACCTGGACGGGTGGAACACGTTCGCCTCGGCGGCTCCCACACTGGCGCAGCAGGTGCAAGCGAATGACATCAACTGGACGGCACGCTACCTATCCACCGCCGAGGGTAATGCGTGGAAAACGTGGGCGCAACGCGACGAAAACCATGCGTTTCAGGAGGCGCAATGGGAGGCGGATTGGAATAGTTACCAGTCTACTATGGACGGGTATGGTTTCCCGTCAGGGAATGTAAGAGAGCGTACCATGTGGGCTTGCGCCTACCACCAGAGCCCGGCGCAGGCGCAGCGCGTGCTTGCATCATGCTCGGCAACCGCCACGCTGGAATTGATTTACACCACGATTTTGGCGGATGGCGTGCTAAGCCAGTACCGTAATCGGTATACGACCGCGTATAATCTACTGAAATCGTGGGATGGCACGTCCGCGCCGCCTGATTTTGGCCAGACCTCCGAACCGTCCGATACGCCGGGAGGCGACCGGCCCGGCATCGACGGGAAACCCGCGAGTACCGCGTGGATACAATTGCAGGGCGATAACCTTATCTACCATAGCGGGGACAGTACCGCCATTTTTGTAAAAAGCGTCGCACAGACATGGGTATACAAGACTTCCGAATCAACCAAGCCGGGCGGCGGCCAGACTGGCGGCGGTTCCAGTTCCGGCAGTGGCAGCGAGGACGCGGAACGTGTCGTAGAATGGCTGCGTTCACGTATCGGCAAATACGCTTATTCGCAGGGCGCGGGGCGATTAGACCCGGAGTCGAGCGGGTACGGCGATTGTTCCAGCGTGTGCTGGCGTGCCTATCAGGACGTGCTAGGTATTGACGTGGGCACATGGACGGGACAGATGGCCGGCAAGGGCACGCGCGTATGCGGCAGTTCCGACACCAGCGTATCAGGCGCCATAGCCAAGGCACAAGCCGCCGACCTGCTATTACTGGACTGGGGCGCGTATACTCAGGCATGGGACCATGTGGAAATGTTCACCGGAGATTCCAAGGACGAAACATTATCGCACGGTGGGCCGGGCAATGGGCCGAATCTGTTCACCGCGTCGGGTGAAATGAATCTGGCGAGTCGGTGGGAGATACGCCGGTACATCACCAACTAATACAACGATAGACTGGTAAATATCTACCGGTTTATCGTTGCCATATGATATGATGAATATTATGGAAAGGCTGTTAAGCGAGGGTGATTATTACGATTATGGGCGCGTGCTGTCATATCACGCGTCTTGGATGTTTGTAATCGGCGCGCGCGGCCTCGGTAAGACCTATGGTGCTAAAAAGCTGGTCATAGGCGACTGGATTAAAAAACGCTGGCAATTCATCTACCTACGCCGAACGGCAGAGGAACAGAAAAATAAAGGGACTTGGTTTGCGGATATCGCGGAGCAATACCCGGAATTAGAGTTTCGCGTATCTGGGAATCAAGCCGAATGTCACTGGATGGACGACCGGGACGCCGCCACCGACAAGCACGGCAAGACGCGCCCCACATGGCACATCATGGGGTATTTTATCGCCCTATCACAAGCCGGACAAGTGAAATCAGTCGCATACCCCAAAGTGCGAACCATTATTTTTGATGAAATCTTCCCCGACAACATGCGGTACTTGGGCGGCGAAGTCACCGCGCTTGAGGAATTTTACAACACGGTTGACCGCTGGAACGATAGAGTTCGCGTTATCATGTGCAGCAACGCCGTAACGTTGGCTAACCCGTATTTCAGCGCGTTCAACATCAATCTAAAACCGCAGCTGGATAATCGCGTGCAATATCAACGATATTGCGACGGGTTTATTATGGTGGAATTAGCTGATTACGGCGGATTCAGCGCCAAGGTTGCCACATCCAAATTCGGGCAATTTTTGCACAGATACGACGAAAATTATGCGAATTATGCAATCAACAACGATTTTAGAGACAACGCCAATGCTCTCATTAGTGATTTTAACAACGCCGGATATGCGTTCACATTAAAAACCACCGAATACGGTATTTTCAACGTTTATCAGCAACTAAGTGACACTGACGAAGTGCTATATATAATCACAAAAAAACAGCCGAAAATCACCCGTAATTTTACGTTCGATTATCGACTTGTAGACAATAATTGCATAATGCTCAAGCGCTCCGACGACATGACGCAAAAAATATTGAATGCTTATCGCGTCGGTAGATTACGGTTCGAAACCCCGCAAATTAAAGCGGAGTTTAGCATGATTCTTGGCGGCTTGTTGCAACAATCAGGCATAAGAAAGTGAGGATAATAATGACGCAAGCAGACATATGGTGTACCATTGCAGTCATATTTTTTATTAGCATCGACTACGTTACTGGCGTGGCGAAAGCAATCATGCGGGACAATCTGAGTTCGCGAAAGATGCGGGAGGGACTAGGGCACAAGTTCGCCTATCTTATACTTGTGCTGGTGTCGTGGTTCATCGACGAAGTGAACCGGCATATCGATTTAGGGCTACCAATGTCCGTGTTTGTCTGCACGGTCGGCGGAGTATGTCTAATCGAACTCACGTCAATCCTCGAAAACGTCACCGAAATCAATCCCGAATTAAAAAACGCGCCATTCATGCAGATTTTCGCACAATCCACAAATGACAAACATAAGGCGGAATGATGGACGGCGTCATATGGATAGGCTCGCCAAACCATTACAATGGACGCAATGGATACGCCGTGACACACATAACGCTGCATATCATGGTCGGCCATCTCGCCGGAACGGATAGCGTATTTTTGAACGCCAACTCGCAGGCAAGTGCGCACTATGGTATCGGCGCGGACGGTGCAATCCATCAATACGTGAGCGAAAACGACGGCAGCTACAGCGACGCCAATTTCACGTCGAACAATTCGACAATCAGCATAGAACACGAAGGGGGTATGAACGGAATACCTTGTACGCAAGCATGCATGAACGCTTCCGCTCGACTCTGTGCCGACATAGCGCGCCGGTACGGTTGGACGCACCTATGGCACGATGGACTCAACGGTAACATATGGCTACACCGCGAAGTGCCGGGCACCGACCATTACGGCTGTCCCGACCTAGCGCCAAACGGACTCGACATAAATTATGTCATCAACAAAGCGAATCAAATTCTAAAAGGAGACGACGAAATGGCATTGACCGACGAAGATATTATGAGATTCTGGACACACAAACTTCCAAACGGACGCGCAGCACGCGACATCATCAGCGATGCAACCAGCGACGTAATCCGAATGCACGACACCGGACTTGTCGGCGGACAATGGATGCACAAACTTCCAAACGGCAGATACGCCCGCGATATTATAAGCGATGCAACCAGCGACGTAATCCGTATCCACGACACCATGCTACCAGCATTAACCGCACAAGTGACAGCGCTTACGGCCGCTGTCAAAGCACTGTCCGAAGCTATGGGAGCCAACCCCGACACCATTGCCAAGACCGTGCAGGACGCGGTAAAAGCAAAGCTGGACAGTCTGAAAATCACCGTAACAGATGAACAGTAGCACGACATAAACAAAACCCCTAGGTTATTGCCTAGGGATTTTACTTTTTATATGTCAATCGCCGTTGTCGACCGAGACAACATACTTACGGCACGGGCGACCTTTCTTAGACAAACACCGCTTGATTTCAACGTAATCATAATCGTAGCTCAAAGAAAGTTCGATAACCGCCGCAAGGGCGGACTCGAACGTAATAACAGTATCATCAAAACAACCATTATCACGAACGGAAGTCTTGAGCACGCCTTCGACGCAAACTTCGTACCAATTGTCCTCTTCAAGTTCGATAACATAAGCGTTAAGGTTAATCATTCTTTACTTCCTTCCTTATCGGCTAATACTCACATCATACCACACCACAAAAACAACACAC